TTATGGTTTTTGCATTTCCTTACACAGTTTTTTTAAAGATCTTTTCTCTATTCTAGATACATAAGATCTAGATATACCTAATATCTCTGCAATTTCTCTTTGAGTTTTTATTCCTCCATCAACTAAGCCATATCTCATTTCTATAACAGCTTTTTCTCTTTCAGTAAGACATATATCTATTTTTTCATAAAGTTTTTTTAGTTTTATTCTATATTCCACAATATCTACTATAGCATCTTCATCTGTACCTAAAACATCCATTAAAGATATTTCATTACCTCTTACATGTTATATATTTATAAAATGTTATTACATATATTATATAATAGTAGGGATTTTTAATACATCTTATTTTTGATATAAAAAATAACCCTGGAATGATCCAGGGTTTTATTACTTCTTTAGAAATAAATTTTTTAAAATTTTTATTGACTTTTATGCACAAAATTTTATTCAAAATAACTTTTAATATATACTACAGTTATATTAATATGTTTTTAAAAACATATTAACTTTATCATTGTTCCAAAAATTTGTTATTCTAAAAATCTCACTTGCACTTAATTTTGTAATATTTAATTTTAATATTTTTATCATTATGATCTCATAACAGTCTACAATTTCACATATAGATTCGCAAAGTTTCTTATAAGGTATGCTTTCCTGCGTAAGTATTTCTTGTAGATATTTTGTTTCATTATTTATTTTAATATCTTTTCCATGCAATTTATTTGAAAAATTCCCATAAGCACTTATTAATGGATCAATATCTTTATGCATATCACAATATATCTCTTTATTTATGTCTTTTAAAGATTCTTTCAAATATCTATATGAAGTTTTATTGGCAATACCAACCTCTGAATTATTTTGAACAGAAAATAAAAATTTTAATAAATATTCTACAGACGATCTTATACAATAATTTATTGAATCTATATCATTTAATCCTATGTACAATAGTACTTTTACAAATTTATTTCTATATAATGATAAAAAGATCTTTTTATCATTAACATCTTCTGTATTAATTTTATTTATAAAAATATCTGTTAACATATTGTTTTCACAAATCTTTTTATAAATTTCTTCAAGATTCCTGCTCTTTTTAGATGGATGTCTAGGGAAAAATTCTTGTAAAAACTCGTTAAAATTACTCATCTAAATCATCTCTTGAATATTTCTCCAACATACTTTTTATGTAGTTTTCACCAGATTCTTTTTCTTTATAAATATTATATTTTTCACATATATCTAATAATTCATTTTGAAATTTTTTCAACTCATTTATATCTTTCTTATTTATAATCCTTAATGCCTTAGCTAGCATAGATGTTCTATTTTTAATAATATAACTTTTATTTTCGATTCCTAAATTTTCTAAAAAGGTATTAGCATCTTTATTTTTTTTAAAAAACTCTTTGGATAGTATTAATGATGTTATTATTGAATATAATTCGTATCGAATACTATCTTCAGTTGAAAAAAAATTTAACTTCTTTATTTTTTGTATAATAAATTTATTTTCCATTAAGATTATCCATCCTTTCTATAAATTCATGACAAATAAGAGTTATATTATTAACTAAAGCGTTATCATTTCTATCTATTATAAATGTTTCAATTTTATCATTAGCAGATTTACTTGAATATTGAAATTTTTGCTCGAAAAAGTATATATCTTTAAATTCATCTTGTATATCTTTTATATTATCTTGCATACTTTTGTTTATTCTTTTTTCTGTCGGAACTTTTGTAAATATAACCCCCACATTTTTTAAAGGATTATGTTCCAATATAGCCTTATATTTATAATTAAGTTTTTCAACAACCCTATTTAATAAATCCAATCCTAACATAGAATATATATCTGGTACCAATGGTACTAAATAATAATCTGCGGCTAATAATGCAGATATTGTATAAAAAGAATATGTGGGTGGGCAATCTATAAATATATAGTCATAATCAATCCTTAATTTCTCATCTTTTATAAAGTTCAAAAGAATCTGATCATTTCCATTAGAAGTTTCTCTGTCCATAAAAAGTGTATTTAAACTACTAGGAATCATATGTAAATTATTATTAAATGAAATTATAATATGATCCATAGAAGCTTTTTTTACCATATCAATTGGTTTTGAAAATATATTTTCTATTGATGGTAAGTCTTTTTTTATTTCCATATATTTTTTTACACTTTCACCTTCTATAACATTATATTTTTCATAAAAAGCCTGAGTGCAATTAGATTGAGGATCTATATCAATAACCAAAACTTTTTTTTCTAACTTTTCTGTAAGTGTATATGCTATTTCTTTACATAAAGTAGTTTTACAAACTCCGCCTTTCATATTTAAAAATGCAATAACATTTTTTCTATCTTCCATCTTATTCCCTCCGTCATTTTGTTCATAGCTTATCCAAAATATGTTATACTAATAAAACTTTCATGAGATACAGTTAACTTTAAAAAAACACTTTAATGTTATTTAATAGTGTTTTCTGTTTCTCATGTTGTTAATATCTTCATCTTTTGTATATTATTCTACAAATTATTATAAATTCCTTCAAAAAATAAAAAAAGAGGTAGCGGCTAGCTACCTAAAGATTAATTACTATTTAAATTTTCTTCTCTTTCTTTTATTAGTTGCTTTAACTCTTCCAAGTCCTCTAGTGTTGCTTTATTCCTTATGAAGCTTCTAGCGCTAGATCGGCTTTTTAAATAACTTGCATATTCCCTGTTTTTATTTTCCCATTTTTGATTAGCTATGGTTTGTTTATTCTTTTCCATTCTTATCATCCTTTTTCTTTTTAACCTCTAGTTTCTCTATTTCAAGTTTTGCTTTTTCTTTTTTAAGGTATGTTAATCTAAACCATAATAATAGTATTACTACAATTGATATTACTATTAAATAATTTAACAGTCTACTCATATGATAATGTGATATAATATAGGAAAGGTTGAGGGGTTTTATTCCCCCTCTTTTAACCTTTTGATTTCTAGCCTTAGTTTTTTATTTCTAACTCGGTTTTTCTGTTCTGCAAATTCAGTTGCCGTATTGTTAGTAATGAAATTACTAGGGCTATTGTCTTTCCTATGTTTTCTATCACTTTCTCACCTCCTTTAATTATATTATACTACACGTAGTATGAAGTGTCAATACTTTTTATGTATTTATTTCTATATTTATGTAATTTATTTTTAAAATAAAAAAGCCATGGACTAGTTTCCTAACCCATGGCTTTAAAATTACTTTAATGGTACCTTTAGAACTATTTGATTTTCTGTTATGACCTGTCCACACTTATTATATCCTTTTACTTTTAGCTTATACATGGAACCCTTAGAAAAAGTATACCCACCATTTCTCTTGGTTATTACCTTGCTGGTGTTTTTAAATAACTTAGTGTAATTACTATTAGGTGGTGTTAAATCAAATGCCCAGCTTGCTCCTTTATCGTTATCCACCCAAGCGAATATTCTATTAATATCTTTACTATAATCTCTAATTATTAGATTTATTCCTGGAGCTCCACCTTGGTAACTTGCATATCCTCCACCATCTATATTAATGTAGGAATTATTTATATTATCATACTCATTTAAATTGTATTGCCTTATTAGATTGATTAACTGCTGTGCATATATAGGAGATGTTGCATATCCTGCCCTCTGTAAAGCATTAGCCTGTCCTACATAATCTTTTGCATTAAAAAAACCATGCTGTCTATATCTAGAATTATTTACTAGAAATAAAGCATGATCCTCTATAGATTCAGAATAACTATTATATACCCTAAAGTAATCATTTATTAAAACTTTTTTACCACTGTAATATTCATATGTAGGATAACTTTTTTTACATCCTCTCCATCCACCTATAGCTTTTACTCCAAATAAATTTTTACACTCCCTTGATAAACTACTTTTACCCCAACCACTCTCTAATATTGCCTGTGCAATAGTAATTGAAGCTAATACCCCATATTTCTTCTGTGAAGCTATAGCCCCATCTTTAACACTATTTATAAACTTAGTTGTATAGCTCAACTATTTCTCCTCCTTACTTTTTACTGTAGTTTGTTTTACTAATTGATTTCCAAATACTGCAACACCTGCTGTAAGTATTCCCTGTATTACTGCATTTGCATTGAGTCCAATTAAAGCTATAGAACCTAATATACCTACAACTAATAGTATCCATGGTATTGTCCAGTCTTTAATCTGTTTAGTTTGTTTTAACATTAGTCCCAAAACATATAAAGTGGGTATCAATATAAGTGCCTGTTCTGTAATGAACTCCATTATATTCATTTCCATAAAGTTACCTCCTATTTAAATTTTATCACTGCACCTAAAACACCTAAAATAATAGCTCCAGCGATTGTCCGCCAGAGCCATTTTTGATTATCTTTCATTTCTGCTATATCTTTCTCGTTTTGACAAGCCTTATTATATGCTACATCTGCCTTCTCTCTTGTACTGTTATATCCGTCTATTTTTGTTTCTATACGAACAATTCTTTCTAGTATCTCCTGCTGTATATTTACATCCATATCTTACCTCCTACTATATATTTATTTTAAATCTGTCTATAATCTTACTATAGGTTATTCACGCTATATTTTCCTTACCTAATTATATAAAAGAGCAATGCAAACTTAGCATTGCTCTTATTTTTTATTAAACAGTAAATAACAGGTTTTAGTTATTTTCTTAATGTATATTTGATTTAAAATCTGTCTATAATCCTAATATCAACATATTCATAATCATTACCGCCTTTCAATTAAAAGAGCAGTGTTTCAGTACATTGCTCTTTTTTATTTAAATCAATAACTGTATATAAAAATTAAATTTAGTATATACTCTTAACGAATGTGTTTCATAGTATATTTTCCTTCTCAAAAATAAGAGCAATGTTATGTTATTATTGCTCTTATTTTTATTTAAATTTTTAATTACTTTTCTTGTATATTAAATTTAAGATGTGTCTATAATACTAATAGTTTTTTTAAACATTAAATCTCCTTTATAATTTTAAAAGAGTAGTGATTGGCAATCATTACTCTTTATTTTATTGCAATAAAAAAGACACCTTATTGAGTGCCTTCTAGTTCTTATTATATTATTCCTAATTGTTTATTTACTTCTTTATTTGTTCTATTTGAAGCTTCTAATATTTTTCTATAAAGTAAATTACCAGTGTATCCTTGTTTTAAATATTTATTTTCATAATACTCAAATGGTAAATTAGAATTATTAATATCCAAATATGCTGCTAACTCTCTATCTTTCATTAGTTTTCTGGCTTGCATTCTATATTTGTTTCTTAGCAAATGAGCTTTTATTGCTTGCTCTTTTATTTCTAATGATTTATCTATTTTATTAACAATGTTTTTATCATGATAAATATACCACTCTCTTACTTTTAGACTACTTAGTTTTCCAATTAAATTTTTATATTCTTCAAAATTAATATCTGTTCTAACCCCTTAAACCCTTCTTTTTAGTATTTGCATCACTTATATAGTATAGATGATATATGAAAACCTGTCAATCTAAAATGAAAAATGTGGATTTTATACATTAATTATCTTTCTAGAATTCCTTCCCGTTTTTCTTCTATAAACTCTTTCATTTAACACGAACATATAGATAATAATTATCCTCAATCCACTCAAAAAGAGCAGTGCTATATAATACACTGCTCCTTTTATTAAAATAAATAATTGTATAAAAGTAATATTATGGTTATACTATTAATAGTCATAGTTTCATATTAAAATTCCTTTCCTAGATAAAAGAGCAATGGCAACGTAGCATTGCTCTTATTTTTTATTGAAAAGCAAATAATAGATTTCAATTATTTTCTTACTGTATATTTATTTTTAAATCCGTCTATACTCTTAATGAATGTGTTTCATAGTATATTTTCCTTCACTCAAATAAGAGCAATGATAGCATAGCATTGCTCTTATTTTTATATTAAAAAAAGACTCTCTCTAGTCTAGTATTCTTTTTAAATCTACTTTTATTGATTAATCTATTATATCTCCATCATAACTATATCAAACTTCCCACTATTGCTCTTCTTTAGCATATCTATAGGTCTAAGTGGCTTTTTTAAATGATATTCCATAATACATTCCTCTTTGTTTATATTGTCTGTCCATAATAATAATTTTATATTTTCTAAATTACCGAATTGGTTTAATAGCATTTCTCTAGTTATAACTTCAATTTCAGTAAATCCATTTCCCTTAAAATTACTTTCTGTTACAGAGTTATTATCTAACTTTGTCAAGGTATCATCTTTATAAGTATATAAATTTAAATTCTTGTCCTGTATTAAGTATTTTTCAACATATAAAGATTCAAAAAACTCCATCTGATTAATTGTACACCACACTGAACTATAAAATTCTAAAAACCTTATCTTTAAATATCTATATTTTTTATAGGTTTTTTATAAACATATTCATTATATTTATCATCCTTTATAATATTATCTATAGTATCTATTATTGTATAATTTATATCATCATTACTCATAGAAATTTCTATTTTTTTAGGCACACAAACACTGACATCCCCTGCATTCCCTTGCAAAGTCAGTTTTGAAGGTCTAACTGGTTTTGCGAAATCTATTTTTAACCAATCTTTATCACTTGGGTTTTTTATTTGAAAGCCTGTCATACCATTATTATCAATATGATTATCGAAAGCTAAATATGGTATATAGTTATATCTTCCAGTATGATATTTAGAAGAAGTAAAATTTTCTTTTTTTAAACTATCAGTTACATCATTGCTCCACTTTAAAGTTTCACCTACTAATTCCAAATTACTTACACATTTAAAATTATCATCTATTTTAAAGCTAAACACTTTACCAAAACCCAAATCGCTTCCACTAGACTTGATATTACTTTTCTTATATTCTTTTAACAACTCATTTAAATTATTAAAGCCATATTTATTAAAATCATTATTATTAGGATATTCTTCGCTTTTTAAACTTAGTGATTGATATTGTTCATCTTTATAGTATTCAGGGTTAATTGAGTAATATTTGTTATTTTGTTTGACTAAAAATTTATATCTTTCTAAGTTTTCAGTATACCACTCTGTAAACATAGTATATCTACCTGTAGTCTCTATTTTATATTTTCCTTTACTCATTTCTCCACATAGCATATACCACTTATCATTTTCGGTTTTAGCTTCATTTTTAAAAACTTTCCATTCTCCATTTACTTCTTTATATATAGTAACAGGTTGAGATGTGCTTCCTCCTGAATCTCTGTAGTACTGTCCATAGCACCACAAGTTACTGTCTTGCTCTAAACTAAATATAATATGTCTAGCACCATAAGAAGACAACAAAACCCCGTAACTACCATGCTTATCTAATCGTCCATCTAATAGAGTGTCTATATGGTCTCGACCAGATGAGCTGTCATACTCAATAAAAACTACTTTTCCTTCTTTACCTAAGTTATAAATAGGTGGTTTTGTATTTCCTGCCATGTTATCACCTTCCCATTCTATTTAAATTCTATTTATTAAAGAAAATCATCTTTCTTTTACTTGTTATCAGCCATCATTATTTCAAATTCATTATCTAATTTATCATAAATTTTATATTGTTCACATTCATATCTAATTGTTTTATTTCCTTCGTTTTTTATACTTTCTTCTATCATCTTAATGTTGCCTAGAATCTTATTAGCATCTAATTCAAAATCTGTTTTCCATATTCCCGTAGATTCCTCTAAACTCATTGGAACATCTTTAAAATCTAATGGTTCTAGTATAGTATTAACGTTCTTTGTTCCATATTTATCATACCATTGCTCTAATTGTGCATTATCATTAGGTTGTCCAAGTTTATAAAAATTGTTTTTAATTGAGTAATAATTAGAGTTTTGTTTAAGTAAAAATTTATATAGATTCCCGTACATTTCTATTTCTTTTACTAACCACGCCCACGTTGGTATACCTACATCTGTCTTTGCCACTAATCTATATTTATTAAATGCTTTATTATTTGTTGACAAATCTAATATATTTAATCCAGGAATCAATGAAAACTGTTTAATTTCTTTCCATTGTATCTCATTATTAGAACCTTGCACTGAAACTATATTTATAGAAGAATTACTATTATTAGATTGATGTAGCTTTATTTTTATTATTGTTGTTGGTTTTAAAAAATCATACCCTATCCAAGATTTATCTATTGTTTGTCCAGTAATGCCACCCCAATTTGTATCTAAATTTCCATCAAATACACATTCCTTCTTTCTTTCAGGATATGAGGGTTGATAATCATTCGATGCAATAACCGTACCGTTTACACATAAGTTTTTATCCATGTTATCATTCCTTTCTATAAAGTCTTATTTAGAATCTATCTTTTAAAGAAAAGAGCAGCCAAATAAATCGGCTACTCAATAATTGATTTTTATATCACCATTAAACTTCACATGTACTTGTAATAATGTATTACTTGCATATACAACATCAAATGTATCTTCTTTAGCTTGTATCCATTTACCCTCACCGTCATATTGAAGGTCAAGGTTTTCTAATTCTTCTATATTATCTATATTGTTCATGGATAATAAGTAGGCAAATCTTATCTTTTTAGTAGTTACTAACTCATTCCAAAATACATCATTAATAGAGTTAAATAAGTCAATAGTCATCCCGTTAGTTCTTATGTCCTCTACATCTAAATTAATATCTACCCATTTCTCATTTTTAAATACTTTCCATGTTTGTCCACTATCAACTGAACAAACTATCCTTATATTTTCACCTGTAGCAGTAAGCTTAAAATAGTCTATATTCTCTACATTACTTAAATTCATATCACCCTTTGGAATTAATAATCTATCATGGGGTATAGCTGTAGTAACTAAAGTTTTTATAACCCCATCTTCCCCAATTTTGAAACCTTCTACTTTTTTAAAATTGGACTTTTTAAAAATAACAACATACTCTGATTTAATATCTATTCCCCTATTGAACGTGAAATTAGATGCGTGTTCTGTTTTTAGATGTGCCCTACCATCAAACACCATCATTGGATCTTTTTCAAAATCGTTAGATTCACCATTAGTAAATTCATTCTTTGTTAATATAATATTCTGTGTGCCTAAATCATATTTAAGCACATTTACACGGGGCACTTTAAAATCTATTGTATTAACAGATATATTTACTATTCTAGGTTCTTCAGGACTTCCTATAACACCCATCTTAGATATTTGCTTCATGCTTGCACCTGTAATTTCTCCTGCTTCTGTTCCATTTATAGTAGTAAATTTACCTGTATCTTTTGAATAAGCTACTAGTTGTTTGTCCTGCTTGTTTACTACATCTACATCTTCAAGTTCTTCAAATTTAGTAATTCTTTTATCTACTATCTCTTTATGTATTTTTTTACTTGTCCAGCCAGTCTTATTGGATATTATACTATCATCTAAAACTATATCCTTGTCATGTGTTACATTAAAAAATTTGCTCACATTATCACCTCTATTCATTGATAACTAATTGAAAATCTCTAACATTAAAGTTGTGATTTTCTGCATTTTTAGTTATTCTTACAAATATATCTTTGCTTTCACCTTGTTCAATACTATCTACAACTAAACACTCTTTATAGTTTTCTCCATCAAAAGACAATTGTATCAGGTCATTACTGCTTGTTTCAGTGCCTATATTGATGTTTGTATAATCTTTATCTCCAATGTTTTTAATAGTTATAAGCTCCTCTAAATCTTGGAGTGTAGCAGGATTCACATTAGTAACCACATTACCATGATATATAATTTCAAAATTGTAAGGACTACATATATAAACATCCCCATACTGTAAAGATAAATGACTTGTAGTGTAAATCTCATTATTGTCTTTATCTTTAAATATAAAATATCCTATCATATTACCATCTATAAATACTTTACATTCTAAGTTCTTATCAAATATCCTTGTCTTTAATAAATTCCCTTTTAAATCATACAATTCACAAATAGTATTTTCAGGGAAATTTTGAATAGTTATATAAGGATTATCATAAACACTATATTTATTTAATATAAAATCTTCAGCACTATATTTCATAAATCCTTGTTTAGTCATAGCTTCATCGAATTTCATACCACCTATATTTTTATAATTCATACCATCTGGACTTGCATAAGCTTGTATATAATTATCTTGCTTCAATATTTTCCAATATTTATTCTGTTGATCTAATTCTTCATCTTTAATACCAAAGGTATACTCATTATTCCCTAAGTAAATCATAGAGTAATCATAGTCATTCATGTGCTTGAAATTTTCTTTCTCTAGCTCTATAACAAATTCATTATAATCGAACTTTCTTTCCATCTTATTATTACTTATTAGTTTTAACTTACCTGTTTTAATATCTCTAGTTACATTTGAATTCCCTGCAAAGTCATTAAAAAAAGAGGTAAGATAAAAATTATCTACCTCCAATGCTCCATCCTTCACTTTTATTAATTTCATGCACTACCACCTCAATTAAACTCTGGGCTGCATAATATAATCATATGGTACAAATTCAACCACTTGTATATTTTTGGTTCCTGTACCTTGTGCTAATAATGTATGTGCTTCTGCTAATGCATCTTCATAACAATTAGTTGCATAACTAGTTAATTCTTTTCCTTCTTCATTAGTTTCATGTCCATATGGTAAAGATATTAGTTGTTTATCTTTTAATATTCCCCACATCTTCTGTCTTGGTTTTTTAAAATCTATTGTGCTTTCTAACATATTATCACTCTCCAAATATATTTTTTCTTTCAAAATTTTGCGTTTCAATGCAATAGTGTCTACTGCTCTTTAGTTTGTCTAAATCTTTCATAATATCTCCATTTTGTACTATCCTATTAAAATTTCTTTCTATATCCATAGCTTTTGGATTTCTCCATAATGGGACTAAATCAAAATGATGGTATTTCATATAATCTATTAAGTTAGCTATTAATATTCCTATAGCTTGTAATCCATTTTCAGCGTTTAAGAAATATACTTTTTCAGCTTCCCATCTAACCCACCTGTAAGCTCTAATATAGTCTTTATTAGGTTTGGATGTATCTAAAGAATACCAATCATATAATAATTCCATAATAAATTGTACAGCTTCTTTGCCACTACAATACATCCAAGCTTGTACATTTTTATGCCATACCATTATTAATATATTTATTAAATCTACCATTATTTCTATTGATACTGGCATAGGTGGGATATTATAATCTATTCCCCAATATTTACCCCATTCAATAGGATGATCATTATATCTTAGATATTCATAGTTAGGATTTTCTAATAGCTCTTTCATTTTTTCATAGTCTTTATTAGGAATAATTAATTTATCCATTGGATCTGTGGGACTTAGCCACCACCATCTTTTGGCCACCTCAATAAATTTATTATTATTGCCTACTTTATATATGTTTTTCATGAGTGTACCTTGTAATTGCTCATCATGTTCTTTATATATATCCCAAATAGTTAAATCTAATAAATCTTTTTCTATTTGTTTATAGACATTTATTAAAGGCATATAATCTAAATATTTATCAGATTTATACACTTATTATCTTTATTTAATTGTATATTTCTAAACTCTAGTAAATTCTTGTCTGTTTCTACATGTATATCTATACTATCTCTAGGTTGGAGTTCTGTATATACTTCTATGTTTATATTTATACATTCCTTTTGCCCTAGTTGCATACTTTTCTTTTTATTAAATTCTATAATGTCTGTATCTTCTAAAGGCATACTTTTATCTTTATTTATTTCTCTGTCATGCAACTTTAGCTCTTTTTCAAATTCTTTTACCATAATGGGATTTTCTTTATATAAATATTCATTATTCTTCTTTTCTATATTATAAAAATACTTATATAAGAGTTTATCTCCTCTAGTCTTATCTATTTCAACTACCTTATCCTTATAAAATAGTTTTTCTTTATGTTTTAACACTTTGCTTGTAGTATCATATTTAAAAGTTGCACCAGAATGAGTATCCCCTACATATTTAAGACTACATAGGGGTATTTTATGTAGGGGCATATAAAGAACCTCCTATTCTGTTGTTTTATAACACCTTATAGCTATACAATAATTAATATTTGCACTATTATTAAGAAAATTAAAAGGTGCTGTGAGTTTAAATTTCTTGTAATATTCTTCTTCATCTGTATCTTTCTTATATGCTAATTTATCCATATCATATATTGCACTAGCATCTCCAGCAAGTACATTGATCATTTTTCCTCTTTCCATATCTACTGGATGTACTAAAGTAATATCGCTAAATTGATGTTTCTTATGATTCCATCTCGAACCTTCTACATTACACTTGTCCATAAATGGATTAGTAGCATAGAAAGCAGGGTAATGTGGCTGATAAGGCATACCTATTTTATTAGCTATCATACACATATCTGTTACTCCAGTAGCTGTTCTTTCTCCATAGAGCTTTGTATAATTAGGTTCTATATCAGAAGATACAGTTATACCAAAATTATATTTATCATCTGTTGTAGCACTATCTTCAACTGGTTTTAATGCTCCCATATAAGCATAGGATGTTAAATAGTTTTCATATGGATGCACATCTGCCGAAGGATCTCCACGCAAAACTAAATTTATACTATCTTTAGTTACATTGATCCAATATTGAACTGGTAAAAAGTCCTTAATTTCTGGTTGTAACTTTCTATACCAAGCTAGTCTATAATTATATTCCTTTTGCATATTTTTAGGTATATCTAAATCATTACCTTCTTTATTTAATTTATCTGATATTTGTAATCTTATATTATTGATTGAATTAGATTTTGTCATGGCACTTACGTAAGCATTGTAATCTCCACTTTTACTTGATTCATCATTTACACCTGCCATTATTTCTAATACTTGTGCATCTGTTCTATCATAACAATATTCCCGTATACAATATCTATGTAAACTTTTAAAATCAACTAATGCTTTCTTTTCCTCTGTTGTTAAATCTGCTTTTTCTCTATCTATTTTCACATAAAATTCTTTTCCAAAGCTAGTAGTAGCTTTAATAATACACATATCATTTTGTGTACCTACTGTGAATACAGTATCTACCTTATCTGTTGTACTTTCATCTGTAATAAGATTTATTTCTTTTGCTTCACCTGCACTTCCTATATTGTCCATGCTTGCAGGATGTACTAAATCCCACTTATAAATTCCTGCATTTTGCGTTATTTCTGTTACTAAAGTTTTTACCAAGTCTTTAACTTGACAACTGCCTTCTACATAATAAAACTTTTCTTCTGTAGCCATATTATCTACCTCCCATATTAAAATGTACCTATAATTCTCGCTTTGTTCTCTTCCTGTAATTCTTCCCATACGTTGTCAGGGTTTGCAGCAACATGTTCGGGGATATATACAAATATAGGTATATCAATTTCTCTAATTAAGCCACTTACTTCCCCTATTAATTTTTCTGCGTCTGTTGCTATAAAAATACTTCTTATTTTCTTATTTGTTTCGTATTTGTTTTTATAAAGTTCTAATACTTTTAACCCACTTTCTGGAGAATTGACACCTCCTATCGAAGTGATATTATCTATGTTTTTCACATATTCACTAAATTCATCTATCTTCTTTGGAGGAACTTCTGTGTAATCATACGTTAATAAGTTTCCTTTATTAATATCTCCAAAGAAGATAGTATAAATAAGATTTTTATCCGCCAAATTTGCAAGATATTCTGTTAAATTATTTAAAAAAGATGTTCCTTCACTATAAATTCTTCCCATGGAACCAGTGGTATCTAGCATAAATAAAATATCACCTCTTGGTGGTATCTTAGGCAGTTCTACTGGATTCTCCATAAGATTACCTTCTATATACTCTAAATCCACCATTGTTTGTCTACTGTTTCCACTATTATTATTTAAAATAAAAGAAATAGGAGTATTAGCATGTACTTTATAAAATGTATTAAAGTATTTATGCTCTCCTATTTCCTTAATAGTTGCATTATCTATTATTTTTTCTTTATTTATTTCTAAAGTATAGGTATCTTCTTTTTTCCAGCCTGTTTGATTAAAATGTAATCCAGTTAGAAACACATTTTTATCAAATATAAAATCCTCTTTATTTTCCATTATTATTGGTGGAATATCTAATAATCTGCCTTCATTTTTCTGCATACCATTATGGTTATAATAAATAAAACCCTCTATTCTTTTCTTTAGCATATTATACTGTAAACTTGGCAATAATTCTTTTAAATCCTCTAATAGTGCTTCTATATCATCAGCATTTAATTTTGCATATTTACCTCTTAATTCATCATCAATTAATTCTAATATTTTCTTTTTTAAATCATCTGTCAATTCTTCAAAGTTGACAACATATTTTGGTAAACTCATTCTGAACCACCTTCAAGAATACAAAAGTCTACCCATACTACTTTAGAAGCTCCACTATTATTGTTATAAATAAATTTTATAGTACCATCTACAGGATAAAATACATTAAAATACTTATGCTCACCATATTCTTTAGTTCTTGTTTCTGTGAATAGTCTTTCTTCTTCTACAACTAAATCCCAACTATCTTCAAACCTCCAACTAGATTGAGAATAAGTTATACCCGTTAACTTACTGTTAGCTGGTGCAGTAAATTCTATTGTATGCTGTCCTACTATTGCTGGTACTTCTAACATTTTTCCATATATCTTTTGTGTTCCTAATATTCCTAAATTACCACTTAATCCATCTAATTTTGCACCTAAATCATTTAAGGCTTGAATTAAGTTATTGTAGTCTACGCCTTGTATTTTATCTTTAATTTCACTTAACAATCTTTCTATATCTTCTGTATTAAGTGTTATATTTCCTATATCTACATTTATTCCATTTTCTAAATAATCTTTAATTAAATCACTTAATTCATCAAAATTTATAACATAACTAGGTAGCCCCATATTAATTCACCTCTACTCTAGTTACTTTACCTGTAGCATCTCTTACTAAGTCTATGTATTTAACTTCTTGGTCTGGTAAAGTAACTTTTATTCTAGTAACTTTATTATGCCAATCCCTTAAAAGTTCCTCTATCCATTCTAAAGTTCCACCTTTGTCATATATTATTTTCTCTACTTTTTTAGTATCTGGATTCCTTTCAATATCTACTGGATATTGTGGTAAATCAGTTATTTCTTCTTCATCAAAGAATACATTATCTTTAAGTTGTTTTTTTCTCCAATATTGGTCAATTATATATTCTACAGGCACTCTAAAATCATTAAACTTCATCTATTTTCACCTTCTTCCAAGGCATATTAACACTTATATTCGCTTTATATTCTTCGCTTGTGTCTGATTGAAGATATACATACCATCTTCCAGGCATAGGCTTTGTTATTTTAAAATATTCTGGTTGCCCACTCCAACCACTATAAGTAATACTTTGACAACTATTTAGTCCAGTTTTAGTTATAATATTTTCTGAATCCCCTAATATCTGTTGCTTATAGCCATAAAAAGATTTATTAGGATCTTGTATAACTAAATCATAATGTTTAGTTTCTAAAAGAGAATTTAAAAAAGCCTTTACTTCTAAGTAAGGCTGTTTTTCTATATCTGCAAAACCTAATTTTATTTTCCCAGTTTTATCTATATTAAATGATTCTAATACATTTTCTTTTACATCTTCATAAGTTTCATTTTTATTACTGCCTTTCTTTTTTCCTTCTATGGTATAATTACCAGTACTTAATACTGCTAAACTTGTATTTTCTCTCATACCTTCTAATGCTATTTGATCATTTACACTGTCTGGTGTAAAGCTAGTATGTATTCCTACAACCATATAGTGTCCTAAATAATCATCTTTAATTTTTGTCCTTACTACATCTCTTAATTTCAATTTAGGATTAGCCTTTGTTGCTATTATGTCTAAATTTGTATTTCTTCTCCACATATCTAAAAATTGCTTATTTGCTATTCTACGTCTTTTTATTTCTGTATCTGCGAGTACAGTTTCAACTTCTGTAAATCTATTTTCTCCACCTAAATATTTTTTCATTTTTGGTTCTTCATACACATTATAAATTTTTTCGTTGTATTTAACCAAAAGTCTTGAATACATTGTATCTGTATTTCTTTTACTATCAGCATCAGCTATTTTTATAAAATCTTCATAATACCAATTGTAATTTATATTATTAGGAACATCTGAAGCTAAATAATTAGGATATGGTTTCCCAATTACTAAAATACCTTCTTTATTCATTATACCTTTAGATTCCATTGTAGTTATTGCTTCTTCTACTACATCAGAAAATTGTGTATCGTATTTAATTTTCATTTCTTTTTCTATTTTATAATCTTGTATTTCATCTTTCTTTATTTGCACTTTAAGACCTGCTCTTTTGCAAAGGTCTAATACCATATCGGATGCCATTATATCCTTATAAATTAAATAAGGCACACCCGGATCTATCGGTTTAAGTAATTTACTATAATCATCTCTAGCAATTACTTCTATAATTTCCTCACTAGATTTTATATTATAATTTTTAATTGTTCCAGTAAATTGAGGTTCATCATTCCAATAAAAATTCACTCTATTAGAATTGTCTATTATTCCATCTATCCCACCAAAATTAGTTAATTTCATAGGTGCGTTATTACTTATTTTAAATGTAGCTTGCGTAGCTCCCATATCTATTCTTCTATCTACATCTGCACTAAGAAATAATCTTTTAAAAGTATATTTTTCACCATTGGTTTTTTTTATTACTTCTAGTTTATAACTCATTAGAATCACCTTCCCATCCAGTTATAGGACAAGGACATAATAACTCACAACTCATATAGTAAATATCACCTTCGATTGGAGTATCTAAATCAAAGTTTCCTTGGAAATATCCTCTGTATTCTGTGCCAAATTCATCAATAAAGATAAACCTTTCATTATATTTACTCCTAAACTCTTTAAACTTGCTAATTTCCTCTGGTGTATGTGTTTCAAAAGCTACACTAAATTTAATCAATGTATCACTTTTTACTGCATCTTGAAATACTGTATATCCTGTTAAACTCTTATTACCTTTTCTTAATGTTACAGGAACAGGAGGCTTATAGTTAGTTATTACTGCCCCTGTATCTGTTCCATTATCATATTTAAGTTGTAAATTAAAATCCAACTATAACACCCCCTAGTTTCTTACTGCATCTTTCATAAATAAATCTACTAAACCATTTTTTAGTGCTACTTGTCCCATGCTATTTACTTCTTGTGTTAACTGTTCTGTACCTTTGCCACCTGTATCTGCTACAGTTACATTCATATTTATAGTAGGGTTGAAGTTTAATTGTTTACTATTTCCAATATTGCTATATCCACTACCAGCTCCACTTAAAGCTAAATTATTTAGTCCATCAAATTCTGGTCTAACATTGCCTAAATCTTTAATTTTATTCGCTAATCCTTTAAATTTAGTATTAATAGAGCCTTCTTGCTTATCTATACCTTCTACAAGTCCTTCGCCTATGTAGCCACCATATCCAACAAACACACGTGAAGGAGAATGTATTTCCAGTTCACTTTCAAAGCCTTCTTTTACACCTTTACCAAGTTCTTTGCCTTTGCCTTTAAATAGTCCTTTGACTTTATTAATTCCATTAATAAATCCATCTTTAATATTCTTAAGTTTCTCTTTTCCCCAATTAATGAAATGTCCTATTAATAATTTCCATCCACCTATTACCCATTTAATTGTATCTCCTATACCTTTAAATATTTTCTCTAAAATCCCCCCCATTTTCTTTCCTGCTGCAACTAGCTTATCCCAATGCTTTATAACCTCGTATACTATGAATCCTATTGCAAGTATTGCCCCAGCAATAATAAATGTATGTGGTGTTATTAAAGCTGGTAATGTTTTAAATACTCCCGCCGCCTTTGGTATTAATTTAAATGCTTTCACTATTCCACCTACTCCTCTTTTAACTCCACCTGCTACACCTGTTATTATTTTAGATACCCCTTTTACTATATTTCCACCCATTTTTATTACATTTCCGCCTAACATCATTAATGGCCCTGAAAGTGCTGCCATACCTGCAAAGCTTACTATAGAATGTTTAACTGGTTCTGGTAGCTTATCTATTAATTCTAATAATTTGCTAAATGCGTCTAAGAATCTAGATACATGTGGTAACAAATAACCACCTATGGTTATACCTAAATTATGCAATTGTTCTCTAGCCTTTTTAAACTTCTCTTCTGGTGTATCCATCATTTTGTCAAAAGCTTCTTGTGTAGCATTGGTATCTTCCTTCATTTCTTTCATACTTTTGTCATATAGTTTAACTCCAGAATTGGAAGTCATAGACATTACAGTATTTAATCCTTCTACAGATCCAAACATTGTACTAAAAGCCGATAGAGTATCTTTACTAGTACCTTCTAATATTTTAAGTTCTTTCTCTTTTTCTTTAAGTGCCTTTTTCATTTCTTTGACATTACTAGCCCCATCTTTTTCTGCTTTAGATTGTTTTTGCATAGTTTTTATATGCTCTTGCATAGACTTTATTTCATTATCTATAGCCTTTTTACGATCTTTGTCCTTACTGGTTAAGTTTTTCTTTTCTTCTCTTAATACTTTTATCTTTTCTCTTTCTTTTTCAATTTCTTCTTTATACTTTTTACTACTTCCACCAGAACTTTCTATTGCTTTTTTTAGCTTATTAACTTCATCTAACTTTTTCGCATATGTAGGTGCAGATTCTTCTAGTTTGGATTTTACATCTTGTAGAAATCCCATCCAACCTTTAGTTTTAACTGCATTTGCATCAAACTGTAATCCTAATGTTTTCGCCGCCTTCTTAGCTTCCTTTGATGGTTTTACTATATTAGACATTGCCGCCTTAAGTCCTGTTATTGATTGTGCAGGTTTAATACCCTGTGCAGTGGCAACTGCTATACTAGAGAATAATTCCTCCGTTTTAACTCCTAAAGCACTTGCAATAGGAATAACATTACCTAAGCTAGCACCCATTTCATCAACTGTAACCTTACCTAATTTTTGTGCTATTATCATCTGATTACTTATATCTGTTGCGTCTTTAGAACTTTTACCATATGCATTTATTACAGAAGTTAAAGTATCTGTAGCTGTTGCAACATCTGTAAAACCAGCTTTTGCTAATTTAGCACTATCTTTAGTAAATGCTACTGCGTCAGCTTTATCTATACCACTACTAATAGAATCATAGGTCGCTTGGGCAAAATCTTTAGCTGCCATACCATATTCACTTGAAGCTTTTAAAATCTCTTTTCTCATATCTGCTAACTCTTTTTTACTTGCACCTGCTATAGTATCTATTTTTGCCATACTTGTTTCAAAATCAGATGCCATTTTAGTACAAGCTGTTCCAATACCAACAATAGGTAAAGTTACTGTTTTAGTTAGGGTTCCACCAACACTTGTTAATGCTCCTCCTAAAGATTTTATCCTTCCACCTGCTTCTCCTGTACCTCTTATAAAGTTTTTAAGCTCCGCCCCTGCACTCTTTAGCCCATTATTGAATGGACTTTTATCCAAAGTTAAGTATGCAATTGCAGTACCTACGTTTATTGCCATTTTCTTACCTCCCAATTTGGGAATAATAAAAAATGGTTAAATACTATTTATTGTTAGCATTTAACCACTCTATTACATCATTATTATTAGTTTTATTTCTATCTTCATCATCTATAAATTTAGGTTTAGGACTACCTTCCTCTTGTAATTTAGATATTATATAAATACAAGCTTCATCGAAGCAAAATGCTTCATAATCATTTGTAAGTCCTATTATTTCACTTGGTCTTTGTTTGTACTGTTTACTTATCGTTAGCACCGTCATTATCCTCTGGCTCTTCACGAAAGGATTCTAACTCCTGTACCCCCTGTTGTGTATAATTAAACAAAGCAACTATTTGTTCATCTGTTAATTCAAGTCCAACTTCTTCTAAATCCTTAATAGAAGGTTCTACAAGTGCCTTTTCTGCCATAATGAACATTACATCTGTAAGTGTTTTCATATCTACATTGCCTTTATTGCTTGTTTTACCATAAAATAATTCTTCTGCTGCACTTAATAATCTGTTAGGTATAATACCTTTTCTAACTAAATTTAAAATAGATACCCTCTTAACTTTAACTACAAAAGGTATCTCCTGTTTAAATCTTGGTAATTCTATTACATCACATTCTGCCATCTGTTTTAATTGTTCTAAATTTGTTATCTCCATAGTATTTCTCCCCCTATTATGCTATTTTTACTGTTTTAAATTCTGTATCTAGTGATGTAGTAGTTCCACTTCCATCTAGTTTTTTAACTTCTTTAGCCTCTGCAATATATACTGTATCTACTGCTAAAGAAGTAGGTACAAATGTTACTATTTTCTTAGTTCCATCTATAGTTACATTACCTTGAACCAAGCTATTATCTGATTTTCTTCTTATGCTAAAATTAGTCTTAGTTACATCATCTTGGTTTATTTGTTCTTTAAATGTCCATACTATCCTATTAGTTATTTCTACTCCAACATCTGTATTTGTATCTTTTACAGTTCCACCTTCAACTCCTATATCTTCAACTGGTGGATCTGGTTTTTCTGGTTTGCTAGGTAAAGTATCCAAGAATTCTATTTCAACTGGTTTCTCTCCTCTAAATGGAATTGATTCTGCTTCATATTCTGGAACTAAGAATTCACCATCTTTAACTTTATATTTAGCAGGTTTACCTTTACAATGCTTGTAAGTAAATTTAGCATAACCTGTAGTTCTACTATAATCCTTTTCTTCTGTAAATATTTCCATTGTAAATGGATGTCTTTCTGCTACCTTTCCTGCTTCTGCACCACAATACTTATTACCTTCTATACTACCACCATGAATAAGGGACATAGTTTTCATATTAAATAAGTTGTCTTTAAGTTTTAATTTATAACCAATTACAATATCTTCTGTTTCATTAATGCCATAAATAGTATTTTTAACCCTTAATATATCTCTTTTACCGTCAGATTTAATAGGCTCTATATCTATTTCATCAGAAGTTTCAATTGTATGTTTTATATTTGTAACCTCATCAATAAAATTTACCTTAATTACATTAACTAATGTTTTACCATCCATATTATTACCTCCTTAAACTCTTGAATTGTTGGTACTCTATGCTAGCAGTATAAGCTTCTATTTTTTCATCAATAATTGATGGTGTTTCATTGCCTGTAGGTCTTAATTCTCCTATATCCTTCATAGCTTGTTTTATATTCTCTACATAAAACTCCATAGAAGTATAATTAGACATAGGATGATAAATAATGATGTCAAATAACTTATATCCGGTTACATTCCCATTTGTAGCATAAGTCCCATTCTCTTTTATAACTACATAACTATCTATACATTTATCTCTCTTTTGTCCAGGGGAATATACTTCATATCCTAGTTTTTTTAAGTGTAAATATATCTTTTGCCATACAGTTTGGGGAATTGTATTATTTATTAAATCCTGTTGTAGGTGGTCCCCCGGAACTTTATAATTAAAACTACTCATTTAATCACTTTCCTAACAAATTATTCATGCCTCTTAGTATTTCAGGGCTTAATTTATCTACTGCTGGTTTTAAAGTGGCATATTGCTTATCATTACATAATTCTAAAAATGGTGAATATTCCATATTACCAGCTACATAAACAATACATTTATCATCTTCCCATTGCTTACCACCCTCTATAGTTTTACGTGCTAACCCTGTTCTATCTATCCAAGGTGCATTTTTCTTAGCATGATTTTCTAATTTCTTTCCTGCAGTATCAGCATAAACTCCTATGGATACTTTACTCTTTACTTCGAATTCAGATAATCCATTAATAACACTTTCTATATCAAATTTAAAACTCATAATGTTACATCCTATTCAAATACATATCAAAGACTATGTTTTCTACATTCCCTGTATCAATTACTTTGTATTTAATGCCATCTAATGTTAAATAATCGTCTTGCTTTATTTTTTTACTTTCTTCATTGTAGGTAACTAATAACTTATCATAGTAATTAGTATTTATAGTAGCACCTGTATCTGAACTAATATTTATCTTGTTTTCTTTTCTGTAGTAATAACCCTTAATAGTTGCTACATATAAATCTTCTAATTTCTCTCCATAAGCATTTTTACCATTTCTTAATATCTTAATTTCTTTTAATAATCCTTTTTTCTCTAATTGCTTATATATCTGTCTGCTTATTTTTCCTCTATTAAATTTACTCATTGGCCATCAACTCTTTTCATGGATGTTTTATATCCTGTTATATTCCCTTGCAAACTTTCTTCATATGCTTTTTTATATTCCTCTGCTAATCCTAACCAATATTGCCTATTAGAACTTAACTTTACACCTGCTACCTCTAACTTATCATCTGCGTTAGCTTTTAATAAACAACCTTTATAACTAGCCTTATTAATATTATTATCATTGGATTGCAATAACAAACTCAGGTCATTATCTTCAAAATATGGATATTCTCGCTCCTGAAGATTAAATTTTAATATTTCCAAAGGTATAGTCATGCTTATTCTCCTTCCTTAGTTTCTCCTTTTTCTATTTTCTCTAAAGACTCAACATAACCTCTCTTGGTCATTTCCTCACTATCCTCTGATCTAACCTCAAATTCATAACCTATTTTAAAACAGCTTTCATCATATTTTATATTTACTAAAGCTTTTACTTTCTTCAATTTTTCATCTGCTTTCTTAGCCATATTACCCACCCTTTCTATTTTTAATTTAAAAAGAGAAGGTATTTCACCTTCCCTCTTATTCAGCTACTGTAGCAAAAAAACATTCATCTGCCCTTTCAAATGAAGGTAGAACTAACTGTGATACCTTAGTTTCTACTGTAACAGGATCCTCTTTTGCCATAGTAGTTATTGCTACACCAGTATTAACTATTTGAGTATCTAATTTAGATGAACCAAACATTTTGTCAGCCTCTTCTGGTGTAGTACCATACATTGTTTTGCCTAGTGCACCTTGAGGAATTAAAGTAACTTTATTATCCTCGTAAAGGTTCATTGTGCTACCATCTTCGGCTGTAAATACACCATTTAATATACCCACTTCTATTTCTAATTTTTCTTTTAAGTAATTCTTTACTAGCTTATCAGTAACTACCACATTGCTTATGCCTTTAATTTCACTTTCTATAGCAGCATTTGCTCTTATATATCCGAAAGTTTTTTGTGTCATTAACATTCTATTAGGTTTTGCATAACCTTCTGCCACTAAAGTATTTTGCCATCTTTCAATGTCTCCTACTATATTAGCTGTTTTATCACTCCATTTAGCAGTGCCAGCAAGCACTTCTTTATGGTCAGATGGAATTCCATAATCTACAACTACATCACCATCATCAGTAATTATCTTTATTTCTCCACTTTGAAGTAGTTGAGCTCTCATCCTAGTTGCTTGCACTTCTGCACCATCAACTAAAGCTTTATAATTACCGAATATTTGATTTAATATTTGATTGACTAGTTCTTGGTTATTAGCTTTCATTGCTAAAAGCATTTGTTGTCTATCCTTTTCTTTTATTAAAACTGATTCTTTGAAGAAAGGCATTTCTTTCTTTTCAATGTTTATGTCAGCTTTTAAAGTTCTTGGTTTAACTGCTACATCAAATGTGCTCATTCTTAAAGCTACTGGTCTTTGTTTTGCACCCTTAGCAACTTCTAGTTCCATTCCTAGTTGTTTATCATTTGGAAATAAAGCCTTATCTAGTGTAACTTGTAGTGGTAAATTTTTAATATATAATGCTATTTCATTTGCGTTTATAAAATCTTGTAAATTCATATTTATTTCCTCCCCTAATTATAAAAATTGAATCATTTTTAATGCTGCTTTTACTTCTGTAGCTGGTTTTTGTGGTAATGCATTTTCTTTTATAAAACCAAAAATGGTCACTGGAACTACTTCTGTACCACTGGAATTATTAAAATCTACATCCTCATAAACAATTCCAAAAGCAGTACCATCAGTTACTTTTTTACCTGTTTTGTCTACTATTGTTCCAGCTTCAAGTATTCCTTCTTTTAATGTTGCTACTGTCTTACTTACCTTAATGTTAGTGTTTTGAAATAATGCTCCAGCTAATGCTAAAATGTTCCTTTGAGTTCCTAATATTTTAGTTGTACTTTGTCTCACTTTTCATTCCTCCATTATTTAAAGAAACTGTCTATAGTCTCATTTATTTTAACTTGGTCAGCTTGTTGTTTTCCTAAAACTTCACCTATACTTTTAGGTTGGTCAGTATTATTGCTAAATGAAGATGGACCACCTCCTATGCTTCCAGTACCTCCTGGTTGCTCTTCTTCAAATAAGTAACTACGCTCTTTTTGCATTATTTCCATTTGTTCCTTTAAACCAATGATGTCTTTGCCATCTTGTTTCAACTTATCTTCATCTAATAACTTAGTTACAACCTCTTTATCCTTAACATTGTAATTATCTAATGCTTTATTTAGAGCATTTTGAAATTCAATCTTAGCTAACTGTTTTTCATGTTCTTCTTTTTGATTTTTGTTTTCTTCTTCAAGCTTAGTTAATTTGTCTTTTAAACCATCTACATCCTTGTACTCCTCTTTAAGTTCATTTATCTGATTATCTCTATCCTTTAACTGTTTTTTATATTCCTTGATAGAGCTATTAGCAGTTTCCAGTTCCTTTTTTTCTACATAGTTAGAACTGTCCACTAAGTCTATATCCTTGTATTTCTTTTGTAAATCCTCTGGTATCTGTTTAAAGTGTTCTCCTAATATTTCACTTAATTTTGGCATATTATCATTCCTTTCTTAGCCTTTTACGCCTTGCTAAGGGCAAAATAAAAAAGCCTTATTTCTAAGACTTAATAGTTTGTACACCTTTCTTAAATATGGTAATATTTTGTTGAAAGGAGGTGATTTTATGAGTAATTTAATCAAACCTGGAACAGATAACCAGCCTGCAGGAAAATATAAAGAAGTTGGTCCTCGTGGTGGTAATGTTCCAAAAGCAAGAGTAGTAAAAATTGATCCAGGTGATAGACTTCCTCCTACTCAAGAAAAAGGTCGTAAGTGGGAAAAATTTAAATAGTTAAATTTCTATTCTTTTTTTCCATATGCAGAGACATAAACTGAATATATTTACTTGTATCCAAGCCTCTGCATATCTTTTTCCATTTTCCTTATACTTTGTAATATAATGATGCATAATGTTCACCTCGCTTTCAGACATAATAAAAGCACCTACTATTTTTACTTAGTAAGTGCTTTTTAATTAATTATTTCTATATTTTTTATTTCATTTTCGTACAATTCATAACTTGCACTTTCAGTATCTACTCCAATGCTAGCTATCTCAGGTTCATTATCTATAGCTTGAGTATAGTCACTACATTTACCCTGAAATGTATTACCACTTAAACAGGTTATTTTTATTGTTTTACCAACATATTCCCACAAATTCATATAATCACTCCTTTTTAGTTGGTACTATATGAGTACCTTTTTTAGAATAATGTATTTTACATCTATTTGTTTTTGATTCTTCATTAGTCATATTATTAACATTTATACCTATTTCTTTATCTATAGTTACAATCTCTTTATTATCCCATTCATTGTTTTGATTTAGTCTTATAATTCCACTTCCTGCATATTTATTAACTATTTTTTGTGCTTCATCAATTGATATTGTTAAGTAACTTCTACCTTCAATATAATTATTATGTTCTTTAATATGCTTTCCTTGCTTACCTTCTAATATTTCAAGTGGATATTTTCCACTTTTTATGTCATTTCTTATACTACTTATTATATCACTATTGCTATCATTATTGTTACCTTTTTTACTAATATTTCTAAACAAATTATTTTCTCCTGCAAATTCTCTTCCATATTCTTTGTACCAATCATCTAATTTATTATTACTTCCCCCATATAACCAACCATGTAGTTCCATGCCCACTTCATCTAAAGATTTAGTTATAACAGGTGTAAAATAACATACTCCATTTGGATGATCTAAAGGTAATTCATCTGGTTTATATGTTTTTCCTTCTCTTTCTCTGCATATGGAACATGGTCCTCTATGAGAATTACTTGTATGCCACTCTATTCCTTCTACAAATGGATTAGCTTTACAACTTCTCTGCATAGATAATTGATAAGCATGACTCATAGAAGTTACTGCTAACCTAAAACTGTTATATTCTATCTTTTTATTTCCTACTCCTGGATATATCCTTTTGAAATCCCAATCTTTTTTAACTTCTGGATTAACATAATCCGATAAATCTTTTGCTAACTCATAAGTACTCTTCTTTTCTAATAATCCTTTTTGTATTATATAATCAAAGTTTGCATTAGCTTCTTTCTCATGGAACCATAGCCTTTCTGAAAGCCCTTTACCATCTTTATAAAAATCTCCATTTATAAGTTCTTCTAATGCCTGCTGCGGTATCCTAGAAAACATATTAGAAAATGTTTCTTTTGAATTTAATTTATATTTTACATCCATTAAATTAAAAAAGTCAGTTTGAATATTTGTTGCATACTTTGCACTTTCTAATATAGAATACTCTATATCTTTTTTAAGAATCTTATTTAATTCTTTTATGTCTTTCTTGAATTGTTTTTGATAGTCCAATAACCATCTTTCACTTAAACTATCCTTATTCGCTCTTTTAGCTCTTTTCCTTAAATCTTTTGCTACATCTCTGTATAAATCCTTTATATTTTTTATTTGCTTCTTAGTAAGCATTATTCTTTGTTTCTGTGCTTTATCTACTAATTCTAAGTATTCATTCATCTCACCACCTCACTTTATTTAAGCATAAAAATAGCACCTATTATCTTTTAGGTGCTCTGTATCCAGCTTTCTCAGCTTCTTCTATGGTACTAAACCATTCTTCTGCTATAGTCCTATCATAATAAGTACTGCCTGGTACATGGTATATTTTTTCTCCTGTATTTTTATTAATATTTCCTTTTATTTTACCTTTATGATTATTTTGTGTTTTTATTTGTTTTTCTTGGTTAGCTTCTTGTGAATTACCTTTGTTATTTCCATCAACTTTACTACTAACTTTTCTATTAATAGATGTTTTACTCACTGGCTCCATGTATATATAATTATAACTGCTAAGCTCCAATCTTAAAGTTAGGAAGAATAAAACTCCATAAATTACAGTTCCTATTGAATATACACCAATTGCATCTTTTTTATTTTTAAGTATTTTACTTCCTGTTAAAGCTGATATAATTAATGCGGAAAAAAATATTATAAATAGTATATAAAATATAATTACCAACTCCATAACTCCTCCTCCTTATCTTCATGTAAATTATACCATATATGAGGGGAAGATTAGTACTATATTTCCCTTAAAAATTGTTCTTGCTCTGCTGCTGTAATAGAAGTTATATCCTCGCATATTTCTTTTAAAATATCATCTACATTTTCATCATCTGTAAAGTCCTTTATGTAACTTCTATGACTTCTTACATTAGTTCTTACCTCTTCCATTGCAAGTCTTTTCTTATCTTCTTCATCTTCTGGAATAGGGTAATTTTTATTTAAAACTATATTATAAAGTAAGTCATTCCATTCGTCTTTCCACTCTTCATAGCATTTAAATTTGCCACAAGCTTCAACTATTAATCTAATCATTTGCCTTATAATTGGTTCCCAATCATGCCATTTTTCCTCACAACGTGCTACAAGCTCTATGTACATATATTTAATACTCTTAGCACTTGGAACTTGTTGAAGACTTTCTGGCTTAGGTATTCCTAATTTTTCATACATACTATCTTCTAATGTTTTTAAATATTTAAGTACTGGATCTGCATTAGTAAAATTACTCTCTAAACGCTGTACTTTAGCTTGTTTATTACCTTCTGTATCATCAATACTTTTTAAAGCCATAAGTGAATTAGGTGCAATGTTACAAGCATTAACCGTATCTTCTGTTGCATCTATTACAGCTGTTTGTCCAAACATAAGAAATCTTAAACTGTCGTTAAAATCTGATAGTCTCCTATTGTAGCTATCTTGCAATGGTTTTAAATCTTTTATATCACTTTGCCCATAAGGGTTAATAATGCTTCGTTCATTGCAAATTACCCAACATGGTATTTTAGATAGTCCTGTGTCCTGTTCTTTTATTTCTATTGGTGCTTCCAGATTATTACCTTTAAAAGTTTCTATTCTTAAATAACAAGTAGATTCCTTGTCACTTATTTTATTCATATAGTAAGTGTATCTGCACCATATCTGGTCTTTTTCCTCTTTATTTGCGGTTTCAGCATCTTGTCTTACTAGTATTACTTTATTCAATTTAGTTATATCATTAGGATCTACTTCATAACTAAAGTCATTTATATCATGGTAATAAAGTCTTATAGGTTGCCCTGGATTAGCTTCTAATCTTAACATTACTCTTTTGGTTACTGTTGCAAGCCTAAAAGCTTTCATGGTATTACTCCAAAATTTAGAAGCATTTAAGATAGCATCTATATATTGTCTTAATTTTTCACATGTTTCTTTATTCTGTTTATCTAATGGCTTTAATAGTATATCTGGTTCTTTACCAAACATAAATCTAGCTTGCTTATTTATTAAAGGCTTAATCTTATTATCTATTACTTGTGAAGGTATGTAATCTAAATCGTCTAAAGTAATCCAATTTTGTCCTAATAGATCCTGGTTTAATTTCGCAGCATCTATATTTTCACATTCACCTAAATAAAATATAAAATCTTTTAGTGCTTTTTTTCTTTCCTTTTTTTCTCTTTCATTTAGATTAAGCAATGTTTCTTTTATATTCATTAGAATACTGTACCTCCTTTCCTTCTATACTTTTTAAGAACATTTATTCTATAAATAAAAAAGAGCCTATATATTAAGCTCTTTTAATAACTTTTTTCTTATATGTTCCTCATTTATTTCTTCATTGTAATTAAAATAAATTAATTTAATAGTATTCTTTTCGCATAATTCCTTTTTCTTTTTATCTAATTCTTGTCTTTTCTCAAAAGCTTCTTCTCCTCCCCAATGTTCAAAGGGTTTGAAGTGTTGTTCTCCTTGATATTCTATCCCTATATCTAAAGTTTCTATATAAATATCTAATTCTAGTCCATCTAAAAATGGTGGCCTAAAATGTCTATACATAGTTAACTCTGGATATAGTTTTCTTATTATCTTATATAAGTTAGTTTCATTCTCCCATTTCTCACCAACTCTTTTAGATTTAAACCAGTCTCTTACTTCATTTTCAATTACTTTATGTACTTCCTTTAACCTTTGTTTCATTACATACTCAATTGCATAATATAATTTTTGATATTGTAACTCTTTATCTTCTATGTGAAAATATCTTAATACTATTGCTTCTTCTCTATGTTTTATCTTTTTAAGCATATCCAATATTTCTTTATCTTCAAATGTATCTAGTAGTTTATACCTTCTTATATCTTCAAGTAAATCTTTATCTGTTGGATCTAATATTAATTTAATTTCAATAGGACCATCTTCTTTTAAATAATATATTCCATCATGTGTACTAGGATTTATTCCCTTATTAAAGTAATTTATATTTATATACCATCCAAAGGTTCTTTTAAATTTAGTTCCATACATAGGAGTACAATATTCTTTAGTAGGTTTTTCTATATTACATCTATGGCATACCTCTTCTTTAAACTTAATATAATTTAGCCATTCTAGCCCTACTGGTGGATTTTTCTTTCTTATAACATCATTTATACTTTCTGGCATATCCAGTTGTTTTAACAATATCCACTCTGGAGGATTAAGCAAACTTGAAGGATATTTTAAAAATAGTTTTATACAGTTTTCTACTGCTTTTCTCATACATGAACATAAAACTACCTCTGAATTTTTATCTTTCTGAAATCCTATGAAATTGCCATACATATCTGTATAATGTACTAATGGATATGATAAGTTTTCTTTTAGTATCATTTATATCACCTAATAAAATCATTCTATATAACTTACTTAATTCCTTCTACCATAATTACAATTGTTGTTATATAAAAAACATTCAATTTAATAGATATATCCTTTGCTATTTGTTCATCAGTGAGCCCATTTCTTGCCCACCCTTCAACTAATATAAGCTTATCTTTTACATTAGTTTCATATTTAGATTTAGCCATAGACTCACCTCCTCATTGTTAATTGCTATTGTTTGTTTTGGGGATAGAAAAAGACACCCATTATTGAGTGCCTAATATCTTCTTTCCTAAGTTATTCACTTATATTTTCCCATTATATATTTATTATTTTATGAAGTTATAAAAAATTTACATATTGCAAATCATTAAATAACTACGAATTATCGTTTCCTTTTTTATGACTTTTATATAGTTTTTCTAATACATAAAAACTAGGAATAAAGAAACCACTAAATGCACATATGTAAACTATATAATAAGCCTCACTTAATCCTGGAATAATAGGTGGTAATATAAAACCTCCAATTAAAAGACCAATAAAAGCACTAATAATGGATAGTATAAATAACCGCATATAGATTATCCTTTCTTTGATTAATTTTAGAATTTAAGTGTAGTTGATTGTGTTCCAGATATTACTGTAGTGGTATTAAATAGTAATCTCCATTGCTGATATACACACCAACATCTACTCCTCCACTATATACTAAACTTCTATGTTAAATAGTTAAATCCTCTTGATAATTTAAACTTTTTATATTTTTGTATAGATTTATGAATATGTGTCCTAAACCGTCAGTACTTCCTATATTTACAATAGTGCCTATTACAACCTTCATACAGTCTTTTTACTTTATTCTTATTGTCTTTAAATAGAAAAAGCACCTAGAAATTAATCTAAGTGCTTTACAAATTATTTATTTATAATTATTCACATTACCATTATATATCTTCTATAAGGTACAGTCAAGGACATAAAAAGGACAACTTTTAAAGGCTGAACTTTATTCCATCTATCCCAAAAAATAAGACACTTAATTCTTCAATGGCTCTTTTTTTATCTCGGCTAATAGTTTTATTTGAATATCCTAATTCTTCAGCTATTTGTGGGATTTTCTTTTTTTCGAAATAAAATTTATAAATAACTGTATATCTTCTTGTCTCATTAGTACTGTTTGAAAGTTTTGTTTTTTGCCTGTAAAACTCTATAGCTACTTCGATATGCTTCAATATAATTCTTGTTCTAGTTTTAGTTCTCTTTATAGCATTTATATATATCCCTTCATAATCTTCATCATTTTCTAGATTTATCTCTTCCTCAATTTCATCTAATAACTCCTCCGGATCCTCTGCTTTAAGTTCTTTTTCATCTTCAATGGCATAATCAATATGCTTAATTAAATTATCATAATTTCTAAGTAGTAAATCAGTATTTCTAAGTCTTCTATCTCTTTTCTTCTTAGCCTTTTCTCTTTGTTGCTTATCATATTCTTTAATAACTCGTTTTACAATTTCCTCTAAAGTTTCTTTCGTTGTCATCTGTAATCCCCCTCCTTAGTCTTGCTTTTACTGCTTCAAGCAATGTATTTTGATTAACTTCCTTGTTATCTAAAGCTTTAATTACATCTTCATCTACAGTTCCTTTAGCTACAAGATGATGTATTACTACGGATTGTTTCTGTCCTTGTCTATGAAGTCTTGCATTAGCCTGCTGATATAACTCTAAACTCCATGTAAGCCCAAACCAAACAATTATATTACCACCATATTGAAGATTTAGGCCATGACCCGCTGATGCTGGATGTATTAATAAAATTGGTATTTCTCCATTATTCCACTTTCTAATATCATCTGAATTTCTAAGCCCCACAGCTTTTAATTTTTTACAGTTTAAAAAGTTAACTATTCTATCAAAATCATGTTTAAAGCTATAAAATATTAAAACTGGTTTACCATTAGCTGATTCAATAATATCTAATAAAGCTTTTAGTTTTTCATCATGAATTTCTACTACAGACTTATCTTCAGAATATATAGCCCCGTTAGATATTTGCAATAATTTATTAGTAAGTACTGCTGCATTAGCTGCTGTTATATCATCTTCTCCTAATTCTATTACAAGTTCCTTTTCCAACTGTTTATATTTATCTATAGAACCTTTAGGTAGATTAATATTTATAACATTGTCAATTCTTTTGGGAATATCTAAATAATCTTTTGCCATCATAGAAATACAAATATCACCTATCTTTTTATGAATCTGTTCTTCTGCTCCATCTTTTAATCCATACTTATAAACTACATGTCCGTTCATTTGTTTTGGGTAAAAATACTGTTGCCTATAACTTGTAATAGTTCTACCTAATCTTTTACCACCATCTAATAAATAAAGTTGTGGCCATAAATCTATTAAACTGTTAGGTGCTGGAGTTCCTGTAAGTCCTACTATTCTTTTAAAGTATGGTCTAACTTTCTTTAAAGCTCTAAACCTTTTAGCCTTCGAAGATTTAAAAGAACTTAATTCATCAATAACACAAGTATCCCATTTCCAATTTTTAAAATAATTATCTACTAACCAAACTACATTCTCTCTATTTGTAATATAAATATCTGCATTTTTTTCAACGGCTTCTACTCTTTGTTTAGGAGTTCCTAAAATTTTAGATATTGTTAAATGTTTTAGATGATCCCATTTATCTATTTCAGTACTCCATGTATCTTCTGCTACTCTTAAAGGTGCTATAACTAAAATTTTACTTACATCTCCTAAAAATAATAAATAATCTATTGAAGTTAATGTTGATACTGTTTTACCTTAATCTCAACCCATACCCATGTCTAAAAATAATCCTGATGCATTATGATCTAAAATGTGATTAATTGCATATTGCTGATAATTCCATGGGGTAAAGTTCATAATATCACCCTCTTTCTTTTTACTCATTTTTGAGTAATTTTTATTATTTAATCTCTCTTATAAAATTATTAATTCCTTCAATAGAATCTATAATTTCAACTCTGAATCCTAAATTTTTTAATTCTTTAATTCTATATTTCTGTATAGATCTTGGTTTTTTCCCTGGTGCTTTAAGTTCTATAAAGACAATTCTTCCTTGTGGTAATAAAATAATCCTATCTGGCACTCCTGACATTCCTGGACTAACAAACTTTAAAGCTTTACCGCCTAACTTCTCTATTTCTTTTTTAAGTCTTTTTTCAATTCTTGATTCTTCCATACTTTTTAATCAATCCTTCTAATGTTATCTTTAAATCAGCTTTTTTTATATCAAGTATACATTCAATTGTTTTACTTTTATTTTTCCAAACGTATATATCAAATTTACCCTTGCCATATTCAATTTCAAAATCTATCCCATTTCCTAAATCCCTGTATAAGCATTCAGACCAATCTATAGTTTGTATTGAATAACTACTATCTAATATTTTTAAAGTTTCTTTTAATATTTTTCTTTTATAATCGCAGTTCATAAAATTACACCCTTTCTAAATTAATATTTGTAGACATTGACAAACTAGTAATATCAATGTCTTAAGATATTTTGTCTACAGTTACTACAGTTTTTTCTTTATGAGTATTATGGAAGTAAGATAATATCCCATATATTGTAATATTATCTCCTTTTAATAATATTCCCTTAGTAAATACTGTAGACATTGTAGACAAATATATAGTACCCATTGGTATTATTGACCTTATAGTGTCTACAGATTTTTAGATTTCTGTAGACACTTGTAGTAAAAACTATTTTCTATAATATCCTCTTTGATTCCCATATCCACTAATTCTTATTGGTGTTTTTTGTTTTTGCCAACTTTTTAATCCTTGAAGAATTTTATTTATTCTAGCTGAATCTCTTAAATCTACTTTTCCAGTTACACCATAAAGTTCATTCAAGATTTCTTTCACACAAACTCTATCTCTTATTATTCCATCTTCTTTTGTGACTTTAGGAGATAAAGAATCATTAAAATATCTTTGCCTCTCATATAAATCTTTTTCATACCAATCTCTCGGTAAAGGTGTTTCAAGAAATTCTATTATAGTACTTTCTTCATCATCTACTATTCTATGGCCATCCTGCTCTATTGAGGCTAATGCTTCTTCCTCTGAATTTAACATTAAAGCTTTATTTTTCAATTTTTTATATAATACCATAGCCTCTGCATATATTTGATCTACTTCATTTCGTAAATCCTTTACTATACTTTTAGTTGCTTTATCCATATCCGCATCCACCGGAAGATATCTCCTATCACCAGTTGGGTCTTTTAAAAAAGATGGTTCATTGGTAGAAGCTACTAATACATATTGTCTTGGTATATCTGTAGGATTATGGGCATATGCTAATCTTATGGTTTTACCCTTATTAGTTATAAAAGCCTTCATTTCTTCTATTTCACTTTTTTTAGTAGGAGCCATTTCAGCCATTTCTACAATCCACTTACCCATAGTTTCCTCTATAGCTTCCTTATATTTTATAGTAGCTAATTCTGTATACCATTCATCATATTTAGCCATTGTTTTATAGAATGTCCCTTTTCTAATACCTTGTTTGCCCACTATTGTTGTTACATAGTCTAATTGACAACCCGGATTAAATATTCTTGCTACCGCCCCACAAATAAATATTCTTGCCGCGGCTCTAGTGTATATATTATCTTCTGCACCAAAGTAATCAATTAAGACGGTTTCCACTCTCTTTTTCCCGTCCCAAGTTAAACTATTTAAATAATCCCTAACTGGATGAAATTTATTTTCTTTAAAAATTAATTTACAGGCATCTTCAATATTAGGTGCAGCTCTTTTAATCCCATAAACCTTTTCTAAATAATGCCTTAATCCAGAATCGTCTCCATCTTCCCAAAACCTAATTTTGTCACTTTTATACCATGGTAAGCTTCCTTTTACGGATTTTCTTAAACTAAACTCATTGTATGCAAGCTTATTTTTTAAATTAATATCATTCTGCAATATTATTTTGGCATTATCTATTGTTGCACATATTCTACCACTTCTATCATTCTCTAGTAACTTTAGCCATTCAATATCATCGTCTTTAACTACTTCAAATTCATTTTGAACACTTTCTATTCTGTCCTTTCCTAGTTGAATTTTTACTTTATTATCATTGATTGCAACTTCAGTCATTTTCTTAAAAGAAGGTAAGTTGTTTTGTTTTGTATCAATTCTTACTTCATCATCTAGGTGTCCAAATTTATGGATTCTAACTAAATCAAAGGCATTACATAAAATATTACTAGCTGGATCCGTGCCATGATGGCTATAGCTAAATTTATCATCATAAACTACAACACCACCTGTTGTACTACCTTCGGCATATGTATATCTAGTATCATCTATACCTGGAGTATATACATCATTTAAAAACTCTGCTATAGCTTCACTTATACTATAAGTTCTACAAAATGCACCTATAATACCTTTCTTGGTTAATGGATCGTCCTGCTTCTTAATAACACTATTTAATTTCGCCCTTGATCTTGAACTTTCTGGCCAATAGCTTACATCTTGCCAACCAAATGTGTATCTATCTAAAATTTCATCAGGATTTAACCAAGGCTCATCTTGGATTTTAAAAATAAATTCACCATCACTTGAAGTGCTTGCCCAATACATTAATCTACTAGGTTCATAGGTTGTATCATCAAATTGGTCTATTCCTATATCATCAGCCACCATTCTGGATATAGCTTGATATTCATCTGGGAGTACGGGTCTACTTAAAGGAATTACTAGCCTTAACCTTGGATTATCTGGTATATGAGTATGGGTTGAATACATAACTACTGAAAAATCCCATAATAACTCTATGCTTGACCATATATCACCATTAACATAATCTAAGTCTAAAGTTAATAATGTTCTGTTCTGGACGTTCTCTGCCTTTCTGCGACCATTTTTAAGTCCTCCACCTACAAAACCACCTACATCCTTGATTCTGTCTCTTTCACTCTTAGACATTTTTTTATATTCTGCATAAGTTTCAGGTGTTCTTGTAGTTTTAGATAATTTATCAACTAGAGTTGACCATAAAATATTTTTATTTTTCCAATGAGTTTCCTTTCTACTCTTTCCTGTAGCTATGGCTATAGAACCATCATATTTAATATTTATATCTAAATTATTTTTTGTTTTAATCTCCATAGCTGCCTCCTTTAATCCTTCATATAATAATTACATTCATAACCATCAGCTTTTAGTGGAAGCCCAGGAGCCCATTTTATAGGCTGCCCCATAATTTTATTAACATCTTCTACACTTCCAAAATCTTTAGGTACATCTAATACAACTTCATCATGTACATGCATTACAATTTTATATCCTTCTTTATCCACTCTAAACATAGCTTCTCTTAAACAGTCTCTAGCTGTAGCTTGTACTATATTCTCTACTAACTTAGGCCCATAAGTGTCTATTCTCTTCCATTGTTTAGAGGTTTGTTCCATACCTTCATAGGTAATTTTATCTCCACTAAAAGTTTCATGTGGTTCAATTTTAGGTCTTATATAACTTAGTTTTCTCCCACTAGGTAATTGTATAAATAAAACTCCAGGATCATATATGAACTTAAGTCCATATTGCATACATACAGTAGTTCTTTCTTTTATAACTTTCTTTGCGGCTTTATCGCAATCCCACCAGAATTTCGTAATATTAGGATTAGCATTTCTCCAACTTTTAACTAGTCCTGGAAGTTCTTCTTCTGGAATACTCCTTTTCCTATCCATTGAACTAAGAGCTCCAACACTTCCACCATATCCAAGTGCCAATTCTGCTATTTTTCCTTTTTGTCTTAACTCTGAACCCTTCTTTATATCTTCTATAGGTACTTTAAACATTTGACTAGCTGATGCTTCATATATCTTTCCATGTGTACTAAAAACATCTAATCTCCATTGTTCACCAGCAAACCATGCAATAACTCTTGCTTCTATAGCACTAAAATCTGATACTATAAATCTGTTGCCTTCTTTAGGTATAAAAGCTGTTCTTATAAGCTGACTTAATGTATCTGGAACACTATCAAATAAAAATTCTACTTCTTCAAATTTACCTTCTCTAATAAAATTCCTAGCATCATCTAAATCTGGTAGATGGTTTTGAGGTAAGTTTTGTACTTGGACTAATCTTCCTGCCCATCTACCTGTTCTATTAGCACCATAGAATTGAAGTAATCCTCTTACCCTACCATCTTTGCATCTTGCCTTATTCATGCTTTCATATTTCTTAATAGAAGTTTTAGCCATAAGTTGTCTTAGTTCTAACATTTTTATTACTTCACTTTTTCCAAGGCTTTCAGATTCTTTTATAAGTTCTGGAATACTTGTTTTAGTTAATGTCTTTACCTCTCTTCCAATTCTCTCACCAATCCATTTTTTTATCTGTGTAGGACTGTTCGGATTTTCAAGACCAGTAAGTTTAGTAGCTGCATGAATTAATCTTTTAGTATAATCCGCATCACACTCAATAGCTTGTTTTATAAGTATTAAATCAGTACTAATCCCTCTATCATTTATTCTTTGGTCTAGTTGCCATAATTTCTTTTCTTCTTCTGTAGTTTTATATCTGTTTAATAAATTCCTTATTTCTCTTTCTACTTCAACGTCTCGCTTACAATATTCTTTAAATAGTTCCCATTTCTCCATATCATGTTCTGGAAGATTCCTGGTTCTTTTACCATTGCTTTTTGTTGGCTTGCAAGGCTTACAAAAATATTGTATTAATGCTTTACCTTCTTTCATTTTTTGCTTATCTTCTTCAAAATTCAAAGCCTTGCCAACCATATCTAAAGAACTTGGTAATCCTAATGTTAAAGCTTTTACCATTGTGCACTCCCATTGTTCTGGAGGACATAAAGCTGGATATTGATTTTTTATAGTATTTCTTTCAAAGTTTGCATTAAATGCCGTTTTTATGATGTTAGGATCCGTTAAAGCATAAAACACATTGCAAGGTAATTTTTCTCCATTCATAAAATCTATTATTTCTACTGGTTCATCATTAAAAGCATAAGCAAATAACATTATTTCAAAGTCAGGAGATTCAACATATTTATAAACTCCATAAGTCTTAATATCTATATTGCTGTATGTTTCAACATCTATAGCTAAAGTATCAATAAATATCACCTACTTTATTTTTATAATTAAAGGTGAGTATTAAACTCACCTTGTACTTTTTATCCTAAGAAATCATCTTCTGCTGTTTCTATAGCTTCAAAATCATCTTCTGCTCTTGTAAATCCACCTAGTGGCTCACCATCTTCTAACTTTTGAACATTACCTAGTCCACAAGCAATCCCTTTATTACCACTTGCACTATAAGCATAGAAATTAAGAGTTAGTCTTGCATAACAACCACTATACACTTCTGTAGCATCTAGTATGGGTTGTACATTTTGGTCTACCACTCCAGGCTTATTTTTACTACTAGCATTTAAAAAATAACAATTAGTATAGGCTTCATCATCTGGTCTTTCTGCATCTCCATCTCTTAGTGGTGTTTTTAGTGTTGCTGGTATCTTTCCTCCCCACTTAGATGCTCCTTCTTTTTTAGCCTGTTCTGTTGCTTCCTTGATAGCTTTTAAAGTTTCTGTATCTGTTTTAGAAATTATTACGCTTACACTATATTTAGGTTCATTTCCCTCTATTGCATGTGGCTCAAATAAATGTGCATAACTTAATCTTACCTTTCCTGTAGTTACCTTTGTTCCTGTTCTTTTTGCTTTTATCATAATCATATCTCTCCTTATTATTTAAAATATTTATTTAAAATCTGCTTCAGCAGAATTATAAACTGGTCTTTTATCTGTTATAGGTACTAATGTTGGTTTACCTTGTGGTTTTATAATATAATCTCCTAGAAGTCTAGTAACCTCTTTTTTACCTATAGCTTTTTCCATATTTGTAATTCCAGTAAGTTTTTTAGTATATATAACATTTTCTAAGAATCCTTGCCCTAAAAGTATTTCTCCTATTTTACTTTCATCAGTCCATTTTCTATTACTTCTACCTTCTACTACTTTAAATCCATCAAATTCCTCACCTTGTAAAGCTTGTTCTAATGCATATTCTTGCACATCCGCAGCCCATTTTATTAACTCATCTGCTCTGCTAAGAATAAAGGCTATATCATTGTTATCTAAAGTATTAGGTTCTTGAAAATCATATTGTGCTAGCTCCATATTCTTATCAGCTCTAGCTTTGCACATTGCTTTAGCTCTACAAAATTTACAATGACCCCCTGCACAAAATTCTCCTTTACCTTCATAAGCTAATTTAGCTGTAGGCTTTAATTCTTCTTCTGCCCATTTAAGTAATTCTTCTATCATCATTTCATCAGTAGATATAGAATCTAATCTTGGTTGAATAATTGTCATTTTTATCTTTTCTATATCATATAAAAAACTAAACTCTGCTATAGCTCCTAATGCATAAAGTCTCATTTGTTTATTATCTATTGCACTTACAGGTACACCCTTACCATATTTAAGATCACATATTTCCATGGTTCCATCTGCTATTATTACAAAATCTCCTGTTCCAAAACCTTCAGGAACCCATTCACTAAAATCTAACCTTTGTTCTATCTTGAATAATGCATCAGGTGTTTTAGCCTTAGCTTCTGCTACTTTCTCCATGCAAGTGTCAACATAAATTTCCACATAGTCAGGCATGTCTTTTGTGAATAGTTCATTTTCTTCTATCTTTTTAATTTCTGAATTAAACTTCCTTTTAGTAATCTCTCCTAAATTAAGCTTTAAATTTAATTCTCCAAGTTCGTGGGCTAAAGTTCCTTCCTTAGCAAATTCTGAACTTACATTTTCAAACTGTTCTTCTAATCTTGCACTAGGAGGGCAAGCAAGCCATCTGCTTGCTCCACTAGCACTTAATAATGCATGTGCTGCCATTATAATAATTCCTCCACTTCTTTTAATATTGCCGTGTAATCTTCTTCTTTTAAGTCGGGTACCTTTTTAGCTCCATATTTAGTAGTAATGTCTTTAGCTTCTTTTGCTTTACCAGCTTTGATTAATTTAGCAAATGCAGCCCTTATCATCTCCTTTGTAATTTTTTCTTTAGATGTATCTACTGTTTTAACTTGCTCATTTTTGAGCGGGTTAGATTTTTCCTCTTTCTTAATTTCTTCTTTCTTTTCTACAACTGTTTCTTTTTTTACTTCCTCCTTAGGTGTATCTACTTGTTTAACCTCTTCTTTCTTCTCTGTAACTGTTTCTTTTTTAACTTCTTTAACTTCTACTTCTTTAACTTCTACCTCTTGTACTTCCTTCTTAGATTCAATCCCTTTTAAAGCATTAGCACCAAAAGTGTTTATAAAACTTATTAACTCCTCACTACTATTAAATTCTGCTGTAATTTTCATATTTATTTTCCTCCTAAATGTATATTTTTTTAATTACCCTAAGAATTCATCATCTAAATTCCCATATTGTAAATTAATTAACTCATCTTGAATAATCTTTAAACATTCAGTATCCTCAACTTTTACTGAATAAGTTTTTACTAACCCCTCTTTACATTCCCCATTAAATGAAATGGATATTGATAAAGTTTTGCTTAGGGAGAAAAACTCCCAGGATACATCTTGCTTTTGATTAACTGTAATTTGAATAGCCCTAAATAAAATGTCCTGGATAATTTCATAGTTCTTGTCCATTAATCATCTCCTCCTAAAAACAATCTATTTTCAAAAGCTTCTATATCAACTTTTTGAACTACCCATTTAGTTGCTTGCTTTATTTTATTTTCATCCTCTGAATATCTTTGAAATATGGCTATTGCATATGAGTTATTAGCTTCAACAACTAATACATCACCTTCTTTTAAATTTTCTATATCTGTCTTATAAGAATAGTCTTGACTAAAACTTCCTCTTGGAAATCTAACAATAGCTACTTTTTTGTCCAATTGCTTAACCCCCTTTTTAGCTAAAAATAACCTTCATTATCGTATAATCTATTGCTTATACCATTAAGTTCTTTAATTAATGTTTCTCTATTTAATCTTTTAGCATTAGTTACTTTATCTATTAATTTTTCAATTATTTCTATCTCCTCTGTTACTCCACTTCTTAAAGCAGTTAGTGATAAATCATAATCTTTAATATCTTTTTCTGTATAGACACTATTTTCTTCTAACTCTCCTATTTTCTTTTCCATGAAATACATAATTGCATTCCAGGCATCCTCACCCATATTGTTTATAATTAAATCTTCTAAATCTCTTAACTCTGATAAACTATAACTTTCTTGCTTAATTTGTTTAATTCTAGCTACAAGCATTTACATACCATACTCCTTTCTGTTATAATTTAAGTTAGGTTTTTTATTTTGGCTGCTTTTGCAGCTCTTTTTTTTAATGCATACTTCTAACTCTTTTGCAATTTCTAATACGTTTATGTTTATTCATAACTCCTTTCTTTCTAAGGATGTAAACCTTATTCATAACTGTTGCTATAGTTCTTTCTAATACAAAACTCATTTCATCTGGACCTATAATGTCATACCAGTTAATTAAATAATTTAAATCTGTATTAGACCATGGCTTTCCAGTATTTCTATGAATGAACGGATTATATTTCGCTCTTCCATATCTGTCATATTCAAGTTCCATTCCTCTAAGTGCATGTAGTGATCTTTCAGCTATTTCTATTAACTCAATCTTATTTGTTCTTTTTCCAAAATTAATGCGATTAAACTTAATATCATCAGTAACTATGTCCATAACTTCTTTAAATTCGTCATTACTTAAATGTCCCACTCTCCTTTCTAACATTTGTTTTATCAATTTATTTACCTCCTACTATTTTTAAGCTTTTAGCTTTAATTGTTTTCTTCACCATTGCGGTGATATTAATGTGCATATAATAAATAGATGTGCATATAAATATAGTGTGAAGTGTTTGTATTTTTCTAGAAGTGTGGTAAAAGGCTCTATTAAGCCTTATTCATCCTTTGTGCTTTTGCTTGTACTTATGCTATCTGCAATTCTTTCTAGTACTTCAATTACTTCCTGTAAGTTTCTCTCGTTTTCTTCATCTGAGATGTCTGGCTCTATAATTCTTACTATCGCTGCCATAATACTCACCTCCTTATATATCTATTAATTTAATGTGGCTTTAATAACTTTAATTTTCCAAGTTCATAAAATTCTCCAAGTAGTGTATAATGTTAATACGATTAATTTTTTTAGGAGCTGATTCAATGGAAAATAAAATTTATGATTTACTTGAGAAAATGTATGTAGATTTTAATCAACGTTTTGAAGACTTAGAAAAAACCTCATCTAAAATAAAATCTCAAGTAGATACAAACTCTTTAATGCTTGAAAAAATTCAAACTGATATAAAAACATTAGCTGAAGTTCAACAATCCTTTTCTGAACAACTAGATAGAGCTAAAAATAAAGACGGTAAAACTCTAGGTGAAAGATTAGACATTATTGAACTCGCTATTTCAAATACTTCTAAATCTGTTAATGATGTTGTAGATGCTATTGATGTTATTAAAGAAACTACTGGCTCCCATGAAATGGATATTAAAATTCTTAAAAAAATTAGAAATAACCATTCCCTTTAGACACTTAACTAGGTGTCTTTTTTTATATCCTTTCTTTTCCACCCCCCCGTTGTGGTAAAATTTTGTTGAAAGGGGGTGATTAATATGTTAATACCTTCTAATGCTACATCTATACCTTGGACCTTTAAATCTTGGATAACTAATTTCAAAGAAGTTGATCTTCCTATCGGAGATTTAGCCAGAGATATTATAAATGACTCCAATTTTCCGAAAGATGATACGTTTGGTATAATTCATGAATATATTTGCTATAAAACAACTTCCTCTGAAGTAATTGAAACCTTTGTAACTACATGGAACTTTTATTTAGCAACAAAGTAATATACTAATCAACCACTATTAATTTATAATGAAGAGGAAGTTTGACAGGATTCCTATCTTGTGTATACTTCCTTTTTATTTGTGCTTCATGTTTTTCATATAGTCCACAGTTATAAATTTCTACGTTTTTTCTACTAATAAGTTCTTTTATTAAGTCTTCTGTTGATATATTTTTAAGATTCATTTTTTCATCTCCTTTCAATTTAGTTTTTAATTACAAGCAACTTCTCTTTCAGCCTCTTCTTCTATTGTTGGTAATATCCCATTATCTTTAAGTAAGTTATATAAAAACAATCTACCCTTTTGAGTCCATTTAGTATTCATTTTTACATCTGGTCTGCCATCACTTCTAACAATATCTATAGTTTCAGAATGTGTATAACCCTTACCACTATATTCTTTATATAAAAGCCATTGATCACTTTGTTTATACTGTACTTTTAATTCATGTAGTAACTTATTTAACCCTATTCCAGTCATTCCGTAGTCTTTAGCAATTTGTGTTATTGTTACAAGTCCTTTATTCTTTAAAATTCTATCTGTATAGTCTGCTCTAGGTTTTAACTCTCCTATGATTTGCTCCTTCTGTTTATTTTGTAATTCAAGCATTTTATTTTTAGCTTTTTCTTCTTTTAACTTTGTAGCAACTTGTATTAATAAATCTGGATTATCTAGCAATTCATCTTTTGCATACATTCCATGTTTTCTTATAGATGGTAGTACCTCTGATGTAACCCATCTTTTAAATTTCTTAGCACTTGGTAGTTTAGAACTTAATACCAAACTATATAATCCACTTTCATTGATAATTGTCATTCGTCTCGATTGACCCGCCCCGTCAATTTTACGGGTTAGCTTATCTTCACCATCTACATGATTTCTTAATGATTGGTCTGTATCTTTATATCCTAAACATTCAGCCACATCCTTTCCTACAAACCAAATTCCATTTTCTTTTATTATTGTTCTTACTTCTCCAAAATCTTTGTTATTAAAAATTTGTAAGTTATTCATTTCCCATCCTCCTTTACGATATTAAAAAATACTAATTTTTTTTATCTTGTTTTTGTGATACTTTACATAGCTCATTAAAGAGATAATGTATATTTTCATTTGGGAAAAACTTCTTATTTATTAAAAATGCTTCATTTAAATATAAAGGTGTTTTTCCAGAAAGCTTTCTACTCATTGTGTCTCTATTTACCCCAACCTCCTCTGCTAATTTAGCTATTGTTATTTGTTTTCTAGCCATTTCTGCTCTTAAATTGGCAAATATCACATTTGATTGTCTCATTTCTTCACCTCCAAATAACGCATTGCGTTGTCAATGCTTTAATATTATAACGCATTGCATGATTTGTCAACCCTTATTTTTTATTTTTTTATTGCATTGCGTGAAAAAAGTAGTATAATAGTACTTAAAGGAGGATGTATAATATGGAATTTTATAAAATATTACAAAATATTATGAGTGAAAATAACTTATCTATTCCCGATATTTCAAGAGCTACCGGTTTATCAGACTCAACTCTTAGAAGTATGATATCCAGGAAAACTAAAAATATATCTTTAGATGTTGCCTTTAAATTATCTGAAGGATTAGGAATCTCCCTAGAAAAACTGAATGGTGAAACCCCTATCAATTCCGAAGCTACTACGATAAATGTTTCAGACAAGCAAAACATGAAAGAAATAATTAACCGAATTAAAACCAGAAGAAATGAACTTATGTTATCATATCAAGACTTAGCAGATAAGACTGGTTTGAGTAAATCCACATTACAAAGATATGAAACTGGAGCTATTAAAAATATGCCACTAGATAAATTAGGTGTTTTAGCAAAAGCTTTAAATGTTTCTCCAGCATATTTAATGGGATGGGAAGAATCTGTAACTGATAACGATAAAGAAGATACTAAAAAAACAACATTATTAACAAACTTCAATAAACTGAATGAAACTGGAAAAGATGAGGCTATTAAAAGGGTTGAGGAACTTACGGAAATAAGCAGATATAAGGATTTTATTGAATTGGATGTGAGGTGACTATATGAGCTATGATACTTTACTAGATGAAGCTTTTAACAATGATATAATGGTTAAAGAAATAGATTTAAAAACTAAAGATGGTTTATGTTATGGAAATAGAATAGCTATTAATAAGAATCTAACAACTAATAAAGAGAAGCGTTGTATACTAGCTGAAGAACTTGGGCATTTTTATACAACTGTAGGTGATATTACTGACCAATCAAAAATTGTAAATCTTAAACAAGAAGTCAGAGCTAGAAGATGGAGTTATGAAAAACTTATAGGAATCATAGATTTAGTTAATGCTTATAATAATGGTGCTAGGGATAAATATACTTTGGCAGATTATTTAAATGTTACAGAAGAATTCTTAGAAGAAGCAATAAACTATTATAAAACTAAGTACGGTTTATATTATGAAATAGATAACTATCTAATATACTTTGAACCTACTTTAGGAGTTATGAAAATATTTTAAAATATTATATAAAGGAGTGTTTTATTTATGGAAAACTTATTAAAAGAAATATTAAGTGAGATTAAGGGAATTAAAGAAACCCAGGAAAAAATGCAATCTGATATAACAGAAATTAAAGAAAAGGTTAATGCTGTATATAATCAAACTGCTGACCTCACTGAATTCCGTACAGAATCCATTGAGTCCCTCAATCAAATTAAAGATGATGTTGAATATCTAACTCATAAAGAAAGTCAAAATGAGAAAGTTTTATTTAATCTTCAACGTAAAGTAACTACTAATAGATAATAGAAAGGATGATACTTATGGAAAATGAAAAAATATTTGAACTAATAGAGAAAATGTATATAGACCTAAAGGGAAGCCAAGAAAAAATGTATGCAGATTTAAAAGAAGGTCAAAGAAAAATATGCACTGAATTAAAAAGTGAAATATCAGAAGTTAAGAAAACTGTAATAAGAATTGAAAATGACCATGGTAAAAAACTTGAAGCTTTATTTGATGGTTATAAACAAAATTCAGAGAAACTTAATAGAATTGAAGATGAAGTTGCCAAACATAAAGAAGTAATTATAAAAAGGATTAAATAATTATATTTAATGAGGTGATGTTTTGAATAAAATTTGTATTTATTTAAGAAAATCACGTGCGGATGAAGAACTTGAAAAAACTTTAGGTGAAGGTGAAACCTTATCCAAACATAGAAAAGCATTATTAAAGTTTGCTAAAGAGAAAAAATTAAACATAGTGGAAATAAAAGAAGAAATAGTATCTGGTGAAAGTTTATTTTTTAGACCTAAAATGTTAGAGCTCTTAAAGGAGGTTGAAAATAAACAATATACTGGTGTATTAGTTATGGACATGCAAAGACTTGGCAGAGGTAATATGCAAGACCAAGGTATTATATTAGAAACTTTTAAAAAATCTAATACTAAAATAATTACACCTATGAAAACCTATGACTTATCTGATGATTTTGATGAAGAGTATACTGAATTTGAAGCCTTCATGTCTAGAAAAGAATTAAAGATGATAAATCGTAGAATGCAAGGTGGTAGAGTTAGAAGTGTAGAAGATGGTAATTATATAGCAACTAATCCACCTCTAGGATATGATATACATTGGATAAAAAAATCTAGAACTTTAAAAATTAACACACATGAATGTGAAATAATAAAATTAATTTTTAAATTGTATACAGAAGGCAATGGAGCCGGGTCTATTGCAGAACATCTCAATAACTTAGGATATAAAACAAAATTTAATAATAATTTTTCTAGAAGTTCTGTTTTATTTATTCTTAAAAATCCTATTTATATAGGTAAAGTAACTTGGAAGAAGAAAGAAATTAAAAAATCTAAAAATCCTAATAAAGTAAAGGATACTAGAACAAGAGATAAATCAGAATGGATAGTTGTAGATGGTAAGCATGAACCTATAATAAGTATGAAGATGTGGAATAAAGCACAGGAAATATTAAATAATAAATACCATATCCCATACCAACTTGTAAATGGTCCTGCTAATCCTCTTGCGGGTATAGTTATTTGTAGTAAATGTAAGTTTAAAATGGTTATGAGAAAATTAAAAGGAATAGATAGGCTTTTATGTAGAAATAATAAATGTGATAATATCAGTAATAGATATGATTCTACAGAAAAAGCTATTGTCCAAGCCTTAGAACGCTATTTAAATGAGTATAGGATAAATATATCTAATAAGAATAAAACCTCTAATATAAAGCCCTATGAACGTCAGGTAAATATACTAGAAAAAGAGTTGGCTGCACTGAATGAACAAAAATTAAAACTGTTTGATTTTTTAGAAAGAGGTATATATGATGAAAATACTTTTTTAGAAAGGTCTAAAAATATAGAGGAAAGAATAACTAAAACTTCTTCTGGAATAGAAAAAATAAATGATATAATAAATAAAGAGAAAAAAGTAATAAAAGAAGAAGATGTAATTAAATTTCAAAAATTACTAGATGGTTATAAAAATACAGATGATATTAAATTGAAAAATGAGTTGATGAAAAAGTTAGTAAATAAGGTTGAGTATACTAAGGATAAACGTGGAGAAACCTTTGGAATAGATATATTTCCTAAACTTAAGCCCTAG